TTTGGTAAATCTATGTCAATGCAATTACCAGTATTGAATTATAGAAACCAAGCTATTAAGAATCCTAATGCTATGGAAGTTAATACAGCGATGCAAAGATGTTTGGCAAAGTGTATTGCTACATTTGGTATTGGGTTACATTTATTTCAAGGTGAAGACCTTGTTGATCTAGACCCGTTAGAGCTTATTAAGAATGTATATAAAGCTCAAGGCATAGAAGGTGCTAGAGCTGTGTACAATAAAATGGATAGTGATGCTCGTAAGAAGTGTCAGAGTTTCATAGAAGAAATAAGGGAGAGTAAAGATGGAACAGAGAAGTGATGAATGGTTTCAGGCTCGTCTTGGAAAAGTTACTGCTAGTCGTGTAGCAGATATTATGGCTACATTAAAGACAGGCAAAGAAGCAATAACTCGTAAGAATTACCGTATTCAACTTGTATCAGAAAGGTTAACTGGAAAGAAAGTAGATTTATACTTTAATGATGCAATGAGAATTGGCATTGAAAGAGAAGAGGATGCTCGTACTACATATATGTTTAAACATAGTGATGTAGAAGAGGTAGGTTTTATAGACCATCCTACTATTCCAATGACAGGAGCTAGTCCAGATGGTTTAGTTGGTGAAGATGGATTAATAGAAATTAAATGTCCATTAGCAACAACTCATACCGATACAATTATATCTGGAGAAGCCCCAAGTAAATACATACCACAGATGCAATGGCAGATGGCTTGTACAGGGCGTAAGTGGTGTGACTTCGTATCATTCAATCCAGACTTTCCAGAAAGTTTACAATTATTTGTGGTAAGAGTGGAAAGAGATGATACACTAATAAAAGAACTAGAGGATGGAGTACAAAAGTTCTTATCAGAAGTTGATGATACTATCAACCAATTACAGGAGAAGAAATAATGGAAATTACTACAGTAGAAGCAGTAGTATCAGAGCCTATATTAAGGCTCAATGAAGAAGAAAGAGATACTCTACGAGCAGTAGCAAGTGGAGAGTTTTCTCAAGAAGAAATACAGCGTAAGAGAAGTGCATTAGAATCTCAAGAAATTGCTGATAGAATTGACAGAGCTGTTTGGGAGTTAATTAAAAAAGTTCCAGATGCCTTTGGTCAGGAGACAGTCTTTCAAATGGCTGCCAAATTTTATAAAAAAGAAAGGAATCAATAATGGCAACAGTAGGAGTTAGCGTTAGAATAGATGTAACAAAGATTGATAAAGATAAGTTGTACAAAGGTCAGAAAGGTCAGTATTTGGACTTAACGACTTTTATAAATCTTGATGAGCAAGACAAGTACGGTAACAATGGCTTCATCAGTCAATCAGTTTCAAAAGAAGAAAGAGATGCTGGAGTTAAAACTCCAATTCTTGGTAATGTAAAGGTGTTCTACCCAGCAAGTAATGCACCTGCTAAACAAGAAGACTTTGCTTTAGAAGATGATCCATTCTAAACACATTAAACATGGTGCATCAAAAACCATTGATGGCAAGGTGGTTAGAAGAATCCCTAAACAAAATGTAAGATTCTTGCCCAAAGATGCAGAAATTCTAGGTCTTTGTAACAATAGATTAAGAGTTAGATTGGATGTTGAATGGATAAGAAGAAGAGGTAGGGGATATAATAGATTAGTAAGGGAGCAGTAATGCTCCCCTCTAATTATTTGTTACAAACATACATTGTAACTTCGAAGCCGAAACGCATTTCAGTAGCTGCTGGTTTTGTCCACATAGCTGATCTCCTTTCGTGTAAGATTTTGTTACATGTATGATTATACAGTAGAGTTTTTAAATAACGACAAAAATGTAATTAGAAGAGGGTAGTGATTATCATGATTAACGATGAAATTGATTTTTCCAATACAAAAAGTCAATTGTTATTTACTCCAGAAGGAGCACTGTATATCAACATACTTTACAAAGCACTAGATGATTATAGAAAGTGTAAGAAGTATGATGGACGATTACAGCCAATGGGAGAAAAAGCTCTAGAATTTTTAATGTCACAAAATGAAATCATGCAAATCAACGCTTGGCTTCTTGGCATTCCTTTGTATAAGATGATGGAGATAATGTACAATAAAGAATTGTTTACTGTATTTAAAAGAAACCTTAAACTATTAATCAATGATATAGATGATTATTTAGATGGAAAATTTAAAGAGGTCAATGAAGATGATGATTCAGAATAAAATGAAAACAATAATAAAATTTGTAGTCTTTGCATTAGTAGTGTTATTATGTATTGGTATTGGTTGTTATTACTACATTAATCAACCATTAGATTCAAAAGAAATAATGTGTTATAAAGGTAAATTGATACATAGAATAGGTGATGATGGTACTGTTTATGTTAAAGTAAAAAATGTCTCTTGTGAGGTTGATAGGGGCATGATAATTATAGAGGAGAAATCATGATAGGAACAGAAGTAATATTTAAGGATTATTTAAGAGCTATTATTTTAGATGCACTTCATTATGATAATCTTTGGGAAACTGATTATCCAATAGCACAATTATTCGATACTTATAGGTTATGGAACAGCAAACAAGATGTAGATGATTTTATAAATTTCTGTTATGAAGAAGTTAAAGTTCTTTATAATAACAATGAAGAAGTTAAAGAATATTTTATGGACTTATTAGGAGAGTTAGAAGAATGAAAGATATGATTAACCCAGACCATTACAAGGTGGGAGGGATAGAAACTATAGAAGTCATTAAGGCTAAACTTGGTGACGATTACAAACACTATGTCAAAGGTAATCTGATGAAGTATTCTCAACGACTTGGTAAGAAGGATGACTGGGTTCAAGAACTTCGTAAGATTGCATGGTATGCTAATGACTTGGCAGATGAATTGGATAAAAAGAAATCATCTCCAATTATGCCTGATGAGTGGATAGAAGACCCTTTACATGACGAAGATTAAATTAGAAAAGCGGGTGTGCCACAAATGCAAACAACCCGCAAACACTTATGACGATAACAAATGGTGGTGTGGAAGAACATTGTCAGCACATGGAGTATGTAAGAATGATAACAAGAAGAATGGCGATAGAGGGTGATTGGTTCACTGTTCAATTTTTTAAAGAGGGTGATGGTAGTATTAGGGTAGAAGTGGTACATGATATAAAGAACAAGTTTTATAAAATGTATCCTGATAACAAGTTAACTTTTGAGGAGAGTAAAGATGAGCAAGTATAATATATTATTTATAATAGTAGCAATTACTTTAGTGACAGGCATACAAGTATATGCACAAGATAGGATTGTAGTAACTCCAGACGATGATATTATCGTATGTACTACTGATGAGAATGGGGTTACTGTTTGTCTTTAAATGCAAACATGAATTATAAAGAAAGAAATTCAGGCAGTAATTTTGCTGAAGAATTTTTTGAACAATACTGCAAGAATTATTATATAAGAAGAATTGGTTTTGATGAGAAGCATGACAACATACCACACTTTTATAATATGAGCAGGATGTTAAGAAACCTTCCTGATTACTATGTAGATACTGGTAAAAAACAATTTGTAGTAAATGTTAAAGGAACTGATTGCATAAAGCAAAAAGAGTATGATATAATACCGTTATTATCTAGTGCTTATTCTGATGATAATTGTATGTTGGTTTATGCGTTTTGTTTCAAAGAAAATACAAAGCCAATATTTTTATATCCTATGGAAGTAATAAATACTTACGACCAAAAAGAAGATAGAGTTTGGCATGATGGTATTGTGTATAGAAAATTAGGTATCAGATGATTTTTTATCCCAGATAAATGTTAGCCATTCTTTTAGCTTCTCTACACGGTTCTCGTCTTTAAGTTTGGCTAACCATTCTCTTCTTTGAGATAGTGGTTTTTTAGATAGGTTTAATGCTTCACAATATCTTTGGTATTCTTGTGAGTAGTTGTCTGTTTCCAGACCATTAGGTAAGGTAATAGGTTTCTTATTCGTCTTCAAGATAAATGCTATCTACTACAATCTCAACATTAAATACTTCGCCTTCATCGCTTATGGTTATGATTAATGTATCTTCACCATAAACAACTTGAACTTCTTCAATGCGTTTACCTTCCATGCGTTTTGCAATTTTATTAATATCCATTAGTGAAATTCAGTGCCCTTTAACACTCCAAAATAAATATCAAAAACATCTCCAGCAATAACAAGTGATTCATTATTGCTGAATTTAATTGTTAACATAGAGCCAGTAGAGTCTTCAGCTAAATCAATATCTGTAATTGTTTTATCTATAAAGTTTTCTAATAACTCTACACTATCATGTTGTTCCATCTACCATCCTTGTCTAATACCATTGGCATAAGTTTAGGTTGCCCGTTTATAATCATGCCGCAACCCACTATGAATCTTGACTTAAAGTTTTTAGCATAATCAAATGCCATAGACTTCTGATTAATTAAACAACCAACCTGCATACCCCAGATAAGAGCATCAGGATTAGAGTAGTAACCTATATTAAACTTGGTATGGTAATGACCTTGAACAGTGTTCATTCCGTATTGTTGAGCTACCTTTAGTACATCTGCTGACATACCATGAGTAAAGAAACAACGGCTACCATCAGACAATGTAATGGTGACATCATCTACCCACTTCCATCCATCACCTACACCAAGAAACTCGTTGTAACATTTAAGATAGTCTTTAGGTAATCCATATTTCAAAGCTCGTCTATAGACTAAAGATGAATGATTGCTATGTACAATAGTCATCTCTGGAAATATCTTTTCCAGCTCTTGTATATAGAGTTTAGATTTACGAAGCTCATCACCTGCTGACATCAAGTCAGGGTTATGTTCGTGCATAGAGATTGCATGATGGTCTAATTCATCACCAATGTTAA